AGCTTCAATACTACAAAGAACAGATGAATAAGAAAACATCTGAACTTGAAGATGAAGACGATTCTCAATATGAGTCAGTAACTAGAGCAGAAGCAAAACAAAACGCACAAAAAATAAAAGATGAAACCATGCGTGAAATTGAGGAAAGGCTTTGGGTTAAAGCTAATCCTGAAAAGAAGCGAATGGTCGATGAAGATTTAGCAGAATTTTTACAACAAAGACCGAATCTTGCGGGGGCTGTAGCATCTGCATCTAATCGGTACGAGGAAGCATTCATGCTAATGCAGGCATTGACGCCTAAACAGCAAGCTGCTTTGAAGCCTGTTGCTAAGCAACAAGCCCCAGGATCGCCACAGGGTGTTCCAAAAGCAGCTGGTGTTAACCAGGCAACTGATGTAATGCAAATGAGTGACGAGGAGTATCGAGCTTGGAGACAGACGAAACGTCAACGTAGGTAGTGGTCAAAGGATGGAATAAATGGCATCATCAGTTACTACAACAAGCGAATACGGCTCAATGGCCGATCGTTGGGCACATCGTGCGCTATTGCAGCGTTCTAAGCCTCACAACGTACACAACCTATTCGGACGTGCTTTTAGTCTGCCGACTAAGAATACTGACACAATGGCGTTTAGACGTCAGGAAAATCTAAATTCAGATCCTGTTGTTCTTCCAGAAGATGGAGATCCAGCACCTGAACAAATCATGAAGTTTGACATCAACGTTCAAGTTCAAGAATTCGGTAAGGTTGTACTACTTTCCCGTAAAGTTCTACTTGTCGTTGAAGATGACACAGCTGCTGAAACAGCAGATAACCTTTCTCAGTGCATGCATACAATGCTCGATAAGGTTACTCGTGATGTTTGGGGTTCAGCTGTTCCACAGATTTCGTGCCTAAACGGTGCTAACGGTAACGCGATTACAGAGCTTACACAAGCTGATGTAGACCGTGCGATTGCATATCTGGATGAGAACGATACAGAGAAGATGACTCCAACCATCGAAGGTACATCACGCTTCGGAACGGGTCCAGTTGAGGCTGCGTATTGGGTAGCTGCACACGTTGCTGTTAAGCCTGACATTCGCTCGCTTGATTCCTTTATTCCAACTGCTGCTTATGGCTCACAAGATGCTGTATTACAGGCAGAACTTGGTGCTACTGATGAAGCGCGTTGGGTAACATCTACACTTGTAAATGTTTCTACCGATAGCCCTCCTCAGTACAGCAATACTTTTGTTGGAGCAAATGCGTATGGATACGTCGGAATTGACGAAGTATCTACTGAGATGATCCTAAAGCCTCTTGGTTTCAATGATTATCTAAACCGATTCCAGTCAATGGGCTTCACTGCTTGGTTTAATGCAGCGATCCTAGATGATTCGCATATAGTTACCCTTCTGAGTACTAAAGCGTAACTATAAAAACCAAACAGAAGTTTAAGGAGAATTAATATGTCAGATCTAAAATACGGTCAAACAATGACCGCAGCACGCCGATTTGTATCAGGCGGTGTAGCATACACACTAGACCTACCGTTTCAAGCGGATAAGGTTGTTTTTAACAATCTAACTGAATGGACCAATACTGCTGGTAATCTACCAGTATCTGTCTGGTTTCGTGATGAAACAGATGCGGCTGAAGCTTATCAGCAGCAAGTTATTGACTCAGCAGCAGCTCAGTCTTTTAACTTCCTAAATCCGACCACCAACGGTTTCACAACTGCTGATACAAGTGGTGGTGTTACGGCTTATCGTTCGTTGATTTCTGCTGTAAGTCTTGCTGACCCTTGTGTCATCACGACAACTGCTGCACATGGTCTTCAAACTGATCAGATTGTTCGTATTACCGATTTAGGCCCTAGTGCCCCTACTGCCAGAGGTGCTGATGAGCTCGACGGAAATCGATATCAAGTTGTTGTAATCGATACAACTAACTTCTCGCTAAAAGACCCAGTGACTGGTGAGCCTATTGACTCTACCAACTTCACTGCTTGGGTAGCTGGTGGTCGTGTTACACTTGAGAGCCGCACTTTGACACTCAATAATCCGCAGGTTAGTCCGTACGCAACTACTCCGTATGTACCTACAGCGTTTAGCTACGATCCTATCGAGTATAAGCTAACAGCCGGTTCTAGTGTGGTCGGCTCAGACGGAGATCGATTTTTCGTCGAGATCTATCGTTTCGGCAGCTACGAGAATTTAGGTGATATAGGTTAATTTTTAATCTAAATTAGTCAATTGATGCTGGGCTTGATATAGCCCGGCATCGATTTAGGAGAATATGGGACAAACAGCACACAGATCCAGCATAACAAACATTACAAGCGCTTCACCTGCTGTTGTCACTACTTCGGCTGCACACGGTTATTCCACTGGTGATTTCGTCCGTCTAACCGACTTGAACGGTCGCATACCTGTTCCGCGTGGAGTAGACCAGATTAACAATTCTAAATTTCGAATAATAGTTACAGGTAATGATACCTTTTCTTTGGAAGATCCTGTAACATTCGATCCAGTTGACACGAGTACGTATCCTGCATACGTCATTGGGGGAAACTGCAACAAATTAGAGACAGAATTTCAATACAATGCGTCATGAGGACGAAATGGGAAGACCTAGAAAACATCCAGAAAAAGATTCTAACGTAGTTAAAGAGGAACCAACTATGACAGCTGTAATGGATACAGAAATCGAGAAAGCGGTAAAAATAGAGCAAGAGAAGGTGGAGATTAACGATATGCCACTTACTTCTCTAAGAGACTATAGACTGCGTAACGAAGCTGCTGCCGCAGAGAATAAAAAGCTAAAGCTGTGTCGGTACAAACTGATCCCCTGCCCGATTGAACTCCACCCTACACAACGTATCGTATTCGGACGTGTAGATCAGCCAAGCAATCCACTAAACGTATTTGTCAGTAACTCGATAATTCATTTTAAGAAAACTTTGGTTCCAGGACAGGCTTATGATCTTCCTCAGTGTATCGTTAGTTATCTTTCAGAGAAGGGTACACCGGTTTGGAAGTGGAGAGACAAAGCTGACGGAAGCCGTGAGACTTATTTTTCTCACAAAGAGCCTCGTTTTGCACTAAGAACAATCTACCAGGACTAAGTAATGGCTAGGAACGTATCAGATATTTTACGAATCATGCGGCTTGCAATTGGAAGACGGAACGAGAACGATCCCGACTCTAATGACGATACGCTTCTTAATTATATCAATGATTTCGTTTCTTTGACGATGTCTGACGATCTTAAGGTGTTCGAGCAATGGGGCACCTTATCTTTCACAATTGATGAGACGATCACAGACGGGGTTTATACGTTCCCAGGTGCAAGTACATCTAATGACTTCGTTAACATCGGCTCAGAGGCTATTATAAGCCTTACAACCCCTGTTGACAGCTCAGTATCATGGAATCGTCTGCAGATATTTCAAGATCCAGGAGAATTCTATGGATATTGGGGTATCAATAATACAGATGTCTTAATCGCTGGATTCCCTACACAAATGTTGTATCACGGTGATGAATTTGTATTTAGGACGATTCCAGATACTGGTTACACAATCAATATCTATGGATATAAGAAAAATAGCGATTTCGATTCGGACGGAAACACAGCACTTCCTTTTGATCACTGGCTCAGATATCTAGCGTATGGTGCTGCAATGGACTATGCAGCTGATTACAGTATTGATCCACAGAGAATGCAGATCATAGCTAAGCAGTTCGCTAGGCAGCGTGAATTAATGTTGACGCGTACTCATAACCAGCAAAAAATTAGTAGATGCCTCCCAAGGTTCTAAGGAGAAAGTAAATGGTTTGGAAGACAACGGCCCCAGACGGTACAAAATCGGTAAAAGACAACAGGTCTATACTTCAGGATAATACTACATATACTAAAACGACGATGAATGTTGATCATTTTTGGGATGATGCTACAGCTGGAAATGACGGTCATCACCAATTTGTTCAGATGCCGAAGTCTGATGTTGGAGGCACTCCTACTGATCCATCCCTAGCTGCATTAATGGATGGTTTAGTATACGCAAAAGAACTTACTTCAACTGAATCTGTTAACAACCAAGATGTAAAGCCTTTTTTCATAAATGAAAGTGCTGCTGCTGGAGCAACTCTTGGTGTTACTCAAGTAATGCAGCTTCTTGGAATTCGAGCGATGTGTGTGTTTGATGTTTCTCCTGCAGGTGCGATAACAGAGTTATACAAGCATAATTGCACGGTAACAAGGACATCAGCTGGACGATTTACAGCAACATTCACAGCAGAGCTTCCAACAAATGACTATATAGCTATTGGAGATTGCATAAGACGTGATGCAAATCCAGGAAATGTCAATCATTGGGCTCCTCAAGGAGCTGCTACAGTGTCAACTGTTAAGTCAACAACATTTTTTAAGTTTATAACGTATACTTATTCAGGGTCTCCATCAAATGTAGATCCACTTCAAGCATGGTTCGTAATATTTGGTGGATAAATGCAAACGTACGAAATTACAGGCTACGAATCTGGTGTATCTAGAGCTGGTGTAAATTATTTGCAGCCTGCTGATGCATTCCAAAATATTTCAAATGGATATATTTACAGACAGGTTCTTCAGTCTCGCCAAGGGTTCTCTAGGTTCTCTACTGGACCTGTTTCTGATGGCAGTCGTATTATGGGCATTTTTGAGCATGTATTGCTTGATAACACTACCCAGTTGTTGGTTATTAGCCAGGAATTTCTTTATAAGTATAATACTGGAACTGACACATTCGATCAGATAGCTAATGCTGGATCAGCACCTGCTGGTGGTTTTGCAATACCATCACGTGATTTTTATGTTTCTGGTACTACATATCCTTTTAAAGACGGAACACAGAGATTTCTTTTCACCGGACAGGGGATGTCTGACATTTATAGCTATGACGGGACAGATGTTCAAAGTTTTACGTTGGATAACGCAGACTTTCAAGCCTTCGCTGGTGGAGCTCTCACTAATGCATGGTTTATTCTGTGGTTTGGTGAGCGCCTTAATATCTTCAATCCAACAATAGCGGCGCAACCAACCCCTCAGGGAGTTCTATATTCAGGTATTAGAAATTCTGCTGGTAATGGTGATAAATTTAACGTTTCAGGTTCAGGTCTATTGAATGCTGACACTAGCGAGTATATCAACGGTGTAAGTATCAACGGAAACGAAATAATAATGAATTTCTCGAGATCAAACTGGGTACTTGAGAAGACAAGAGACGTGTTTAATCCCTATTTTATAAGAAAAGTACCTAGTGTACTGGGAACTGATGCACCTTTCTCGTCAGTTACTTGGGATAATCTTACTGTATCTGTTGGAAAAACAGGAATTCTTGCTACTGATGGACGTCAATCAAGTCGATTTGATAACAAAATCCCAAATTTCACCGAAGATGATATAGATTCCACCACATTTCCGCTGACATATGGTGGGTTTGATCGAGTAAATGGCCAGTTTATTTTTTCTTATAGAAGTGGGCAGATCGATGATTTAGATACACAAGACAAAGTGCTGGTTAATAATTATGAAGAGAACACGTGGTCCACATACGACAATCGATTCACTGTATTTGGACAGACTGAGTTGGGAAGTGAAACCGTTTGGAATTCAATTGATGAAAATGCACTACCTGAATGGGCCACTTGGGATACAACAACAGATATCTGGAATAAGATTGGGTTAGAGGCTACAGTCCAAAAGACATTAGCTGGAGACGATGATGGATTCGTTTACCAGTTAAATACTGATTACAATGATTATGCAATAGACATCACTGGGATAACAGCTGCTAATCCTTGTGTGATATCTACTGGAACACAAGCAATAAAAGTCGGTGATAGAATAGCTGTTGCAGATGTTGTAGGAATGGTATCGCCCGCTCCAAACTCACAATCGATTAACAATTTTGATTTTGCTACGGATACCTTGACAGGTGACTATTATAATGTCACTGCGGCAACGTCTAGTAGCATTACTATTGACCTAGACACAACACTATATACTGCATGGTCAAGTGGTGGTACCGCATCTGTTCCTATTGAGTTTTCAGCGGAGACTATCCCTTTCAACCCTTGGAGAGAGCAGGGAAACAGGGTATATGTATCCTATATTGAAGTTTTACTCGATACTGGAAGTGGGAGTCTTCTTGTTGATGTATATGAAAACGAAGAGGATGCACCATT